GCAAGAGACTCTGAGATGTGTGCCTGATTCATAGTGTGAATATTTCCTCAAAATTATTTTTTAACAGCTCATTGTTCATATGTGTTGACTTGAGAGATCCTGACCAGTGATCAGAGAATTTATGCTTGTTGATCCACTTATCTGTGCTGATTGACAAGAGCCTGATATCTTTCTCCTCATCCTTGATCACAGCAAGATTGTCAATGAGTCTGATGGCCTTGAGATACATTGACCAATCAAGTCCTGATGACAGCCTTGGATCAAATGGGCACCAGTTCATCTTGGTAAGGATATCAGATCTGAGCACTCTGCCAATGCCAATTGGCTCATATTGCCGTTGTCCTTTGAGATATCCTGGCCAATGGACCAGCCTCACCTCATCAGATACATCTGCAAAGTGACAGCCAAGCATTCCAATGAATGGAAAGTCATTGAGAGCATCACTGACTGATTGAATGTAATCATCAGATGCCCAGTCAGAGGAGCCCATGAATATGACTCCATCAGGATTGTAACTCTTGCAAGCCATGAATCCAGCATTCCACTTGTTGCCAAGAGGATCATTGCTGATTGATATGAACTCAACATCCAATTCATTGGCAATGTCAAGAGCTTCTCTCTCATGGCCCATAATTATCGGAATGACTCCTTGCCTTATCAATCTGGAGATAGTGAGTCTGACAAGAGGAAAACGGCCAAAAACAGGGATTGGAGCACAAAGTTTCATGAGAGGGCTTGTATTAAGTCTTGCTTGGTTGATGTGTTTGGCATGTTGATGCCTCTCCTCTTGGCCTCTGCCTTGAGTTGATTGAAGGTCATGGCTGTGATTGACTCTTGCTTGACTCCAATGAAATGAATCTTTGGGCTCTTTGGTGCCATCTCAGTCAGATAATAGTTGCTGAGTTTCTGCATAGCATTACGGATGCATGTTGCACAGCCGATGTTCAGTGTGCCATATCCAGCATATTTGTACCATTGAGCCAGCTCTCTCTTGAGAGGCCCATCCAAGGCAAAGGATCTGGTCTTGACATATCTGTCCACTTGTGTCTGGAGCTCGTTACTTATTTTCATAAATCAAGATTAAGTCACTGATTAGATAAGAGAGGAAGCCAAGGGCACAGAGCCTCCATTCATACAAGGAAAAGATTGCTACTGTTGTCCAGAATGACATGCAGCTCTGACAATTAAATGGTTTGATGTTGGGCATTGCAAAACTCTGGAGAGCTCTGGCAATCCCCACTGATAAAAGAGGAATTATGTATATCATGTTTAAATTTATTTATTGCTTTGTTGATAGTATCCAGGTTGATTCCTGTGAGGCCTTTGATTTCTCGGTAAGTCATGCCCATGAGTCTCATCTTGGTGATCTCTTTGCAGAACAGCTCCTCATCATTGTCAGGAGATTGCTCAAGGTAAGCATCCAGGATCTGTTGGTATTGACTCTCATTGTACACATCATCCTCTGCTATTTTGTCGAATCCTTCTGGGATGGGCACTGATCCTCTGTACAGCTGGTTGAACTTTGATTCTTTCCAGTTGTATTGGTTGTATGCCCACCTGGCGAATACACGAGGCAAATCCTGTGGCTTGATGTCGAGCTTTGCCAATAGTAGATAGACATGGGGCACAAGGTCATGGTGAAGGTGATTTCCTCCTGTGATCTTGTTTGCGATGATATAAGCCTCTTTTTTCCAGAATTCCACATCACTAAGTTATTGCTTTTTAACATACCAAGAAAACCATCTCTGATAAAAGTCATCATTGACATTCTTGCCAGTGAGGAATCTGTGGATCTTGGATGGATTGACAGCAAGGTCCTCGGCCAAATGAATGGCCTTGTATCTCCTGGAAAGCCTGGAGAGAGTTTCTCGAATCATCCAGTCCTTGATACTCTCTCCATCTTTTAGGGCAATTAAAAAATGCCTTGCACTTTCCATGCTTCCAATGTGTTAAAATATTTGACCTCTCCTTGTGGGCTTTTCCATTCTCTGCCTTTGAGATTGAATGACACTGTAATCTCCTCACCAACTCCAAATGGATCAATTATATCTGTTCTGTCATTGAGTAGCTCAAATGTGATGAATTGCTCATATTTGTCATCCATCACTTTGATTGTGAATGGTCTTGTTGAGAACTTCTCAGATCTCTGTTGTGTTTCTCCTTTGACATGCAAGATGCCCTTTACTTCATAACTCATATTTACTTATTTATTAATTGTTGCATATATTGTGAATAAAACTCTGATGCATCTCTCAATCTGGATAGCATCAACTCCTCCTTCATCTCATCTCTCTCATATTGTACCACAGTGATTCTCTTGGTTGGATCAATATGAGATACCTTGTGAATATCTCTATTGTCCCAGTCACTCAAGAGCTCATCATCTGTGTCAATCATGCAAAAGATCACAAATGCTCTTGGCTTGTTGAACAGGTGCATATATCCTCTCACTTGCCATTCATAGGAATCAGCATCCTCTGGCAAGGCTGGAAAGGTCTCAAGGCTCCAGGATGTTTTGATGTCAATGATGGAATCATCAGTGATGATATCTGGATGTCCTGAGAGATATCCTTGATTCTCTCTCAATTGATTCTTGACAAAGTTGCTACCAAACCAAACTGAATTGACCAGAGCAATGGATTCCATTTCATACTCTGTGCCCTTTCTCATTTGCTTGGTCTCAACCTTGCTGGTATATCCATAGAAATTCTCTTTTGCCAATTGCTTGATGTAGCTCTTGGCTGTATCTGATAAACTCTTGGCTGTCTCTGATAAACTCTCAGACTTTTTCCTTGGATTAGTCATGAGCTTTGGTAATGATGAACATCTAAATATCATAACTGTGCCTCCTGTTCTGGTGTTAATTTGTACGTTTCTTTCAATGACTCAACAGTGTATGTGCCTTTTTTAATGGCAGCAAGAGCACTTGAGAATCTCTCATCAGTTATTGATGGCAGCTCTTTCTTGCTATTTGACACCTCTTTGCCATCATCATCCACAGCTTGCAATGCCAGGATTGCCTGTAATGTTGCCCTCCGATAGTAAGTTGTTGCACTGATCATCTTTTGTGGATCTGTAATCAATGGCAATGACAACCATGATTCAATCATCTGACCAGAATCAATGTCAATAATCTGAGTCACAAGCACTGTGTCATGGATTGGTTGCAATAACAACAGGCCATTCTCATGCAAGATTGGCTCAACAGTCTCCAGGAGAGCATTGATATCTGCATATGATTTCTTGAAATGTGGATTCGTTGCATTCTTAACAACCTTTCCAATGCTCAGCTTTGCTCTGTGGAGCTTGCTGTACAAACTGATTCCAGTAACTGGATCAGCTTTCTTTGCCCTCAACTTCTCTGATGTTGATGGGATGTCAAAATTTAATTGATTTTCCATATATGATGTTATTAATTTTTACAAATGTAATGAAAAACTTTCATACCACAATACAAAGTCATCAAAATTTCTCGCAATGTAGTATGTGCCTCCAGCTCTCTCAACATCTTGTTGATATGCTTTCTGAGCATCTGATTGCCTGTCTGAGCCATATTTCACCTCAATCTTAACTGATCGGCCTCTGATGGTTGCTGAGATATCAGCTGTGCCCTTGGTGCCTGTTCCTGGAGTCCACTTGCCAGGGAGTTGCTTGAATGTATCACCAACTTGTATCTTGTTGCCAGCTCTGTATTGCCCTTGATTGGAGATTCTTTCAGCTTGTCCTGACATTGCCTTGATCCAAAAGATAATGCACTTGGTCAGGTTGTTGGCTGAATTATCTTTCCAGTCAGTCAATGGAATCATCTCCTCTCTCATGGATGGATATCTCTCTTTCAGTTGCTCAAGCTCAAGGGCCTTGAGTTTATCTCTGTTGGCTTTGTTCATAATCAGTGAATTTATTGAATTCATCCTCTGTGACTCTCTTGACATCAAATTGATTTGGATTTGATGTGCAATTAGCAACAAAATAGTGACCTTCCTCTTTTAGCTTATCCATAATATCAAAGAGAATTGTCTTGTGCATATCCACACCAACCTCAATAATAAAGTATTTTTTCTCCATCTTATTCTGATTTAAAGTTTTCTTTGTAGTATTGTTCTGCTTCTGTTATCATTTCTTGAGAATATGGTTTTATATATCCATCCCAATAAGCCTCAATAATCTGCTCTTTCTCCATTTCTTTGGCTTGTTTAAACCATTCTTGTATTTTATCATAACTACATAAGTCAGGATAATTTAACCAAGTATCCTGCAACCATTCTACTGCTGTTTTCATTCTATTCTGATTTAAAGGTTTCTTTTTCTTTCATAAATTTTTCAAAGTCAAAATCTTTATTCAAATATGTCAACATATTAACTGCTCTCATCTGATCAATCTCAATCAGTTTTGCTGTTGCACATATGTTCATTTTTTCCTCATGTGTTAAATTTTGCCATCCTGATTTGTATAGCTGTTGCTCAAGCCACTCTACTGCTGTCTGTTTCATTTTTTCTCTATTTTAGTTATCCAATTTATCACTGTCCTTCTGCTCACCTGGAGAATCTCTGATGCTGTTGTTCTGTTCAGTTCAGGATCTGATTGATACATTGCCAGGAATTGCTCATATTTATTTGTGCCATGACTTGCCAATTTCCTTAGATCTGCCTTCTCTTGAGCATCTTGCTTGACAAGTTTACTCATGTTGATAAAATAATCACTGAGTCTCTCAGCTCTCAACATTGCCTCTTCACAAATTGACAAAGCATCTGATCCATCCTCTGAGCTTATTAAGATATTCAATATCATTGCAAATCTTGGAATGTAACTCTTTTGTTTTGGCAGCATTGATTTCATATATTCATTTTCATCATCTGAATTCTGCATCTCAGAGATCTTGTCATGGATTCTGATCCATTGCTCATTGGCCTCATGAGAGAATCTTGTGACATGAGGAATGATCTCACCTTTCTCATCAGTTCTAAAAAAGTTCTTTGCAATAGATTCCTTGAGTCTGATTAGAAAATTCTCATACCATGATATCAATTCATAATCAAGAACATTGGTGTTATATTTCTCAACAGATAGCTCTGGATAGCTTATCAGCATCCTGTCAATGAATCCATTCTCTTTGTTTACTCCTGTTGCAAATTGCTCAAAGATATCAGGCTGAATACCTCCAATTACAGGAATGAATGGCTTGTCAACAAATGCACTCTTGGATGTTTTTCTGTTCAGAGATATGCTCTGACCATTCCAGGATGACAACCAGAATTCAAGATCTGATCCAGCTCTGTACTTGTTCATGTCTTTAAACCATCCAGCAAGCTCATCCTTGAATACTCCAATGCAATTTGGATTGGTTTCATGCAAGTCAATCAATGCCTCCAGTGTGATATCACCAACAATGAACTGTTCTGATCTTGGCTTTTTTATCTCCTCAGCATATTTCTTGGCATCCTTATCAAGCCTGTCATACTCAACATATTTGGCATATTCTTTCTGAAATTCCTTTTGCTTTCTGATATTCAATTTTTGCAATGGAAAGATGATCTGATTCAAGCTGGGTGTCTTACCGATTCCTGGCTTTCCGACAACAGCAAGCCACAATGTTGCTGTCTCTCTCCATCCTGGCTTGATTTCAACAATGAATGAGTTACCAATACACACTGACATGGACCAAAGGAAAGCACAGCCCATGTAATCAATTGACAATCCAAGAGTCTCAGCACTCTGGAGAATGTATTGCTGTATCTCCTGGCTAAAAATATCAATAGGAAATTGCACTCTTTGAACATTAGTCTTGAGCTCAATAGGTTGTATCTTAATTTTTTTCTCTTTCCTGGCTCCATATCCTTGAGCATATATCTCTCTTGCTGATGCTGTGAAATCACCGTTATGACATTTAAATGTGTATGCCTTGAATGGTGTGATCAACTGCTCATGAGGATATATTGTGCCTGTTGAGAATAGATACATGCATCCAGT